TTATTTTATATCTTTTAAAGTATATTTCATTAAATCTTCTACATCTAAAGCGAATTGTTGTATTAATTCGTCATCAATGTATTTTTTATATCCTGCTTCAAATGGTTTAGTAAAAAATAAACTTGGTCTTAAACCTTGTAATGCAATACTTTTAGCTAATGCAAATTTTATACCTTGTCTACTTTCAAATTTTCCACTTTTACCTCTTGGTGCTAAACCTTTTCTTACTACCCAATTATCTAATGCTTTTGTTGGTATCATTTTACTTTTAAAATGAAATGGACTATTTGGTGCTTTTTGAACTCCTCCTTTAATTCCTGATGGATTAGAACCTTGAACTCCTTTGTCGTGAAATTGTCCATACATAGACATATTAAAAGCTAATTGAAAACTATTAGCAGAAACTTTTACATCACTTTTTAAACTATCTTTTAACTTTCCAGTACTATTATAAGTTCCAAATTTACCTCCACTATCTAAATTTTTTTTAGATTGCTGTATAACGTAATCTCGAAACTTCTCTAAAGTCTTTTGTGTATGTTCTAAATTAACCATTAGCAGATAGTCATATCGTTTCCTGTTTCAATCGCAAATGTAATTGTCCAACCTACTATCTTATTTTCAAACCTATCACTAAATGCTTCAAAATTTGCACTACCATTTAACCTATAACCTAAATCGTATAAATCACCTCTACGTAAAGAAGTCAATAAACGATTTGCATTTTCAAATTGACTATTAAATATGTCAGCTTCATTGTCATTGTTATAAAACAAATCGTATGGTTCTACTTTAGATATATCACAAACATCCATCAATAAAACTGAAACGTTAAAAATATTAGTGTTACCGCTTTCGCTTTGTGTTGCAGTATTTACAATAATATGTCCTAAAGGGAATATTGTAGGTTTATTAATATCAACGTTAAATATATCACCTTGTGATACGTTGTTAATAATTCCATCCTTTAAAAGTTCATCTTTTAATACTTCCGTTATTTTATAATAATTATTCATTTTTCTTTAACATTGATTGTTCTATTTCTATTTTTTCTTTTTCAAAAGTTAAGAATGTTAAGGCAGTAAGTAATCGAAGTTTTGATACTTCATCAAATCTTCTAACATCACCTTGAGCGATAGCATAGAAAGATGAATACCATCCCCACTTAACTCCGAATTGTGCTTGTCGATTAAAGCTTTCACCTGTGGATTCTCCTCCAAAAAGTTCAGGGAACTGATTAATAATTCGTTGCTTAAATTGTAAAAAAAAACCATAGCACCAAAAACTACATCCATTGGCATATGTTTCATTACATCGCAATACGTTATGCTTCCGTTATAATCTTGTATGGTATATTTATTCTTTACTTTTTCTGTTATTGGTCTGTATAGTACCGCCATTGCATTATGTAATTTATCCATCTTACCAAAGTAATTGTCTAAATCACTAAACTCACCCAAACTTATTTCATCCAAGTTCGGAATAAAACCAAAGTTTGTATCAGCAAGTTTAAATATCGGTTGCAGTTTATATTCTTTAGCAAACATTTGATTTATACTTGCAGTAATTTCATTGACGTCTTTTAAAGACATATTAGAAGCTACATCCAAAGGAATATTGCAAAATATCTCTAACATTTTTAACTGCAGAAAATCGCCATCCTCGTTCTTTTCAGATATAGAAATAAACCTTTGATATTGCTCTAAAGTAATTTCATTTAATGATGTTGGAATTGTAATCTTAACTTTCATAATTATATAACGTATTTAATTGTTTTTTGTATTACACTAATAAATAAAATAACTTCCTTGATTTGGATTTGATAAATTAAAAAACACATTGTACCGAATAGCATCTATTGCGTGATTGAAATTGTCAATTACTAATCCGCTTTTTTTATCTGAATAAATGTAGTTGTTTAATTCCTTTGCTATGTTTATTGAGTTTGGTTCAACTACTAATTCATAGTCTTGCATCAATGCTAATCCTGCACTAATTGAACCAGCTCCTTTTTCGGTTGCTTTAATATTGCATCCGTTGTTTTGCATCTCTGCAATCAATCTTGGTTCTGCACTATCCGCAATAATTAATCTATCACCGCAAACTCTTTTATTTATTTGTGATATTTCAGAAGTAGTTAATTTAGGTTTGTAAAGATGCTCGAATAAATAAATTTTCTTTTTGCTTTTGTCTATTGCAACTTCAATCAAAGTAGTTGGATCAATACTAAATCCAAAATCCTGACCAAATGAAGTTTGTAAATTATCAGGATTGAACTCGCCAAAACTCCAATTAGTAAACACAACTCCCTCTGCTTTGTCTAACCATCCACCAAGTATAACGTGCTGATACTTTTTAGGATTGTTTTGTTTTGTAAGTTGTATTTGATTTAAAAATGATTCAGATAAGTTTTCTAAATTATCATTGTAAGTTGTGTGAATGTATGAAGTATCACCATTTATTAAATTGCTTCCAGCATCTACTCCTTTTGACTGAAAAAATTTATTATAAATAAAATGCTCTTTTGTAGTTGGATTTAAAATAAGTATAACTCTGTTTTGTTTTGTCTGATGTCGTATTGACAAATCAATCTTATCGAATATATCTTCATCAACAAGTTCCTCTGCTTCATCCAATACCCAAGTAGTAACATTGGCTATTGATTTTAAGTTTGCAGTTTGAGTACCTGAACTTGTTTTAATACCACGAAATATAATCTTACTTCCTGTCTTTAGGTTTACGATTTCATCTTTAGTAATATGAAAATCTGCGTGAAGATTTCCTGTTTCAATCTTATCTATAAATTCAGGAATGATAGATATGTGAGCAGAAGTTAATGTGTAACGAGTAAACAAAATAATATGTCCTACTTCATAAGTAAGCAATAGCAAAAAGGAGTTCACAGAATATGACTTCCCTGAACCCCTACCTCCTGAAATTATAAAGTATCTACTATCAGAACCTAAAATATTATATTTGTGGTGTATCTTTATCAATAGTAAATAGTTCTTTAATATCGAAGTTGTTTATATTGTGAGTTGTTTCAACTGTTTCTTTTGGCTTACCAAATAAATGCTCAGCAATAAATATTTGTCCTCTTTGACTATTGTATAAATCCTTTGCTAATTCTATTCTTGCTTCTACATCTGTATTAACATTTTTTACTTGTTTAATAGCAGTTAAAAAAACAGTATTAGTTTTTTCAAAATCTTGTTTAGATTTATTTCCTGAGTTTGCTCTTACTCCTCCGTGTCCGTTTGCCATCTTGAAAAAAATTTTGGTTAATCAAGTTTTAAATATGTTTTCCAACGCTTCCTAATTGATTTAAGACATCGTTATTGTTATCGTAATGTACTTGTATCTTTAATGCTTTTATCTTCTCTATTTTCGCATCATTTGAACCTGTTGCAAATATATGATTAAATGGTATTCCAATCTCTCTTGCTTTGTCAATCATACCAGTCTTTGAACTTCGAGCAGATATAATATACAAAGTATTATTTGTAATTAAATCTTTGGCAAGTAAAGTACCCTTTTTAGTTGACAAAGTACCATCATAATCAAAACTAATCTTTTGGTTACTATTTAATTTTGTTTCAAAAGCAGTAGTGCATATTGCAGTACGTTTATCTTTTGAATATTCTGCAACCATTACAGGATTACTCATACAACGTTGTATAAATTCCTTTTTAGGTTCGTTACTTTTTGGTTTCGGTATTGGCATTGTCTAAATGTGTATCGTAAACTTTTCTTAATTCATTTATTCTATCTCTCCAGCACGATCCGCAATTACTATGCTCTAATTTAGTTCCAAATACTTGTAAGTAAATATCACTTAACTCATACTGTTGATTAATTGTAAGTTCATTAATTGCTTTTTTACTAAACAAATTTACTAAATAATTGTAATTGTTTTCTGTTAGGCAATTTGGTTTTACGTAAGGGAATAAACGATTAAGAGTTTCTTTACGTGCATCGCATCCGCAATCCCATCCTGTTACTTCTTTTACCTTTTCAACTACTGCTTTAATTCCTGTAGCTTCTGTGATAGCTTCTATTGTATCACCTAATCCTAATGCTTTTCTTCTTTTTGCCATTTTGTTTTAATTTTTAAATTATTTTTTTTTTCTAACCATTCACCATCCCAAAGATGGTTGTCAGTTAAATATTTTGGACACATAAAAGGTAATTTATATTTTTCCATTGTTTTTTATTGTTATTTACTATTAATAGCATCTAAATAATCTTCTTTTGAAACATAATATCCAAGATTAGATTTCATCAATTTACTTTTATCTATTTCACCAAAAAGACTTTCATTAATTTGTTTTGGTTTATTTTCAAATATCATATATTTAATATATTTTGACATTGACATTCCTTTTAAAGCAGCAGCAATTTGTATTTGTATTTTTTCTGCTTCTGTTAATCTAATTAATAAAGTGGTTTTTTCCATTCTGTTTTAATTTTTAAATTACACGTTTGTATTGTTTTAAATATAGTACTTACACTTATTCCTGTTTCTTCTGCTATTTTTCGCATTGACATTTTATTATCATAATACAAAAAAAATATTTCTTTATCAAACCAATGAAAATCTTTTACTACTTCTAAAACTTCATTTTGTTGTTCAATTTGAGTAATTATGTTTACTTCATCTATTGATACTTTAATAATGTTTTTTTGTTTGCGGTGCAAATCCATTGCTAAACTCCGCAAAGTTAAATAAAAATATGCTTCGTTTATTGTTTCTTTTTCAATACATTTTAGATATGCTTCTTGCACAACATCTTCTGCAAAATCGTCAATTCCAAATTGCTTGACTGTATTAATCCATCTTTGATGTTGTTTACAGATTTCTTTCAATGATTTGCATATTATAAAATGTTAAGTAATCCTTTGCAATTTTATGTGCTTCTTTTAGTTTTCTAATTTCTACAAAGTTAGTTACTTTTATATTAACTTCAACATTTTTTAATTGGTGAATATAAAGCTGTACAATAGCAATCATACTTTCTACACTATCCATTTAATATTTTACGATATAAATCGTTAATTCTTTCAGAGTTTACTCCACGATTATAATAGAATTTCATTACTCTTTTTATTCTTACTATTGGACTATATCTCTGCACTTTCATCTGTAAATAATTTATGTGTATCTATTGCAGTAAATCTTCCGATAAAGTTTCTTAATTCTTCACCTAAATTTTTAGCCATTAATTCGCAATCTTTTTCAGACATATTTTCTTTCTCTTGTAAGTCTATCATTTTATCAAACATAGCAGATTGAAAAATATAAATTGCTGCTCTAAATCCATCTGTTGTATAATTTGGCTTTAATGCAACTGTATCAATCAATCCATTTTCTATTTCAACTAATATTGGACTATATTCTTTTCCTAAACTCATAGTTATATAACGTTTAAATTATTGTTTTGTTTCAATTATAGTTATTTTTCTTGTTGCGCATCCCATTTTATGTATTCCATCTATTTGATGACATTTAGGGCAGTAATTATCCTGTACGCATTTAGGATAGGTACAGTAATCTAAATTACATATTTCACCATCACGTTTTACTCCGCTTAATTTACATTTTATAGAGTCAATACCATTTGCCCAAAAGTAGGAGCAATTTATTTCATCATCCTCACAAGTAAAATCTGCATATGCTTGTTTAAACTTGCTTGGTGTTGCTGTAAATCTATAACAATAATCTTTTGATTTGCATTGTACATTTGTACACATTGATATATCAGCCATATTAACTACCTTTTTTAATTAAGTAATACCAAAGCCAAATAAATTTACTTCTTAAAAATTCATAAGCTGCTAACACTAATAAATACTTCATAATTTACAAACAAATTTATTGTTA